GTGCACTTTCGAGTGTACAATTGCTTGTACAGCTGCGGATATTGCTGCTGATGTGGCACAGGGACGAAACTTATCTCTGTACCAATCGGGCAATTTCACTGGATGGAATCTCTGGAAGTGACCATTCTTATCAGCTAACCGACTTCCCATGAGGGTCACCGGGTAACGACCAGCCAGTAGACTGATCCCTGAATGTTTTACAGCTTCAGGAATGATTTTGTCACTAGTTTCTCGATACTCAAAGTATCCAGACATCCATTCGGACTGTTCCTCGCTATGACAAGTGTCATATAGGCGAGAACCTGCACCCCAGACCTCACAGGAGAGGACTAGGTTGTAGGAGGAACGTGCCAGCTCTATTGCTGATTTTCTCGATGGAGTCAGACCATTCTCGGTGAGCACATCACGTGTCACACCCTCCACCTTTCGGCGGATAGGTCTGGGCAGATATTCCCAGGAGATCCTAATACCGGTCGAACGCTGCCAGTCAAACAGCGATTCCCAGGTTATAGGATTATGATCTGAACAGTAGAAAGGTACACACTTATGGACGTAGGTCTTTCCTGCGAACTCAGAGAGTCGCCCCTCAAAGCTTTTATGAAGGCTTAAGGGTATGGCCCTTGAACTCAGTTCACGGATGTACCGCTTTCTGAGTTTCTTATTGCAAATGACAATGTCATCGCCTAAGATCACATAAGGTGAATGTCCCAAACCCTGACTAAGGGCTAGGCTTTCTACTAGAAGGTTATGGGTTATGGCCAGCATTGCAAAACTCGGTAAGGAACCGAGAGGCTGACCAACCTTCCACTGCTGATAAAGCACTCCATCTTCCCATTTCGCTCTGGCTACAGTCTTGAATAAATCCAGACTGTAACTTTCTTCCTGCCAGCTTAGCGGTACTTCCATTCTGTGGTGAACCACTTCTGTGGAATTCCCGAATCGAAGATCCGGGTTACGCCAAGGATCAACTTCTTTAGATTCTCCATCGAATTGACTGAAGTAATCCTGGAAGTCTATCCATTCGGATTTCAACCAAAGGTTGTTTTCCAGCTGGTCTACGATAAACTCACCCCAGGAAGAGGGCAAGTTGTCAGTGGCCTTACTAAGATCCACCGACCCTTGATACAGATTCGGGTTTGAAACCCTACCTGTAATGTAGGTATCGAACTTTGACTGTTGGAAGGTTGCATCTTTCGGCAGACAACGAACAAGGTTATAAAGCCTTGCCGCGCCCGGCACCAGAGCACCTTGGATGAATCTGTTGGGGACGGCTATATCTCTTAGCTCAGTCCCTCCACCCTTCTTGTGTATATGTTGAACTTGACCCACGGCAAAGCCGAGGAGAGAGCTCTCAATACCCAATTCAGGCATACCGGTGTTACAAGCCCCGGGGTTGGTTTCCAATTCCAACCTGACATCATCATCCAAGAATTCATCTACAAAGCGCAACTGTTCCGAGCTCAAAGGACTCAGTCCAGCTGTGAGGTAGTGCATCGCAGTCAATTCTACGAAATCTCGGTCATAACTCCGAGACGACGGGATGTCTGCAACTTCCTTGAAATCCTTGTAGATTTCTGGAAATACGGGTTTATAGTCCCGTGATGCACGAGACTGCCAACCACGGCGAAGCAACCGGTACCACTTCAACCAATACTGGTGCCACTCCTCATACGAGTGAGAAGTAGCGTATCGATGGAAGCAGTGTCTAGGATTCTTCCTAGCATTCCAGTACCCTTGACCATGAGGTGAGAACAACTGTTCAAACCAGGCCTTCAGGAATTCTGGTATGGCTTCATTTGCACACACATGTTCCAATCTTTCGTGCGTGGCTATAGCTGCTTGCTCGGCCGTCTGAGACGACTTTTGCTCTGCAGAATATAGTTTCAGAAAGCTTAGCACATAATGCGGCTGGCAGTCCGCTTGCTCAAAGAGCTTGCGA